CCCTTGGCGACAGAGGTTTTCCCTATCCGAGCCGGCTTACGCCGGCCCGGACAGGACCTTTGTTCTTAATAGGCTCACACGCTCCAACAGGAGCTGCTTGCCTTGGCTACTATGTAGCCACCTTTCTCACGACGTGGGAACTCCAGAAAAGGTTTCCTAGGATAGAGATTATCCCAGAAATCACGCACCTTCGGATCTCGGTTTTTGCCGAGCCAAAGTGCATACTGGAGAAGTTCAGACCGCTTCCTTTTGTTCCTATATTGGAACTTCAAGTAACGGAACGAACATAACCCAAAGCTACCCTTGCCTATGGTCGATAATTTGAAACCATAAACTTGTTGTAGCCTACGCCAATCTCTAGTTTTGAGACCAGCGTCGTCAGGGAAATAGGGAGGAACAAGCTTAACCAAAAGCCCATTCTCCCTAAACAACCCGAAAAGGTAGTCCAAAAGCTCCTTATCGTACACATAAGTTAATGTCCCAAAGTATGAAATATACTTTTCTAGGACACCATTAAGTATGATGTACAACCAGGGCTCAAGACTACTGATCCGGGTTGAGGTGGGGGCCTTTATGTATAAAGGCCTCACGTCTGAACCATGAAGATAATCACCTCCACAGCTCTCTCTGAAGCCCGGTTCTTCGGTATAGAAGGATTTCTCCTTGTTAACCTTGAAACCGACCGACTTGCATAGGCCAATAAAGGCTTCTGCGCATCGGCTTGGGAGTATACAGTCGTCACCGAACACGGACACCTGTTCTCGTTCCTCAGGTAAACTGAGTAATTGATAAGGGTTAGTCCGTGTCTGTGACATAACGACTGCAACTCCTAGACTCCAGAAAACGAGCGTCTCCAGCGGAAACGTTCCCGCGTTACCCATTGTACTGACCATCTCTAATCCGATATCGTTTTCCCCGATTTTCATCGTGGGACATCGGACTTGGTCAATATATCTGAACCAATTAGGTGGTAATAAATACCTAAGTAGCTCAAGACTCACACAATCACTAGCAGAAGAGAAGTCTATTGTCGCCAATTTACCGGTGACAGACCCACTCCACGCTAGCACCTTGTGTTTGTCGGGCAAGCTCGTTACGTCCAGTCCAACGCACTTCATCCTGCGATACATGACAGCCATTAGGCCTTGCTGAAAGAACATATTCAGTGTCGGTTCTATGGCGATCATGCGCAGTTTGTCGTTTGTCTTAGGGACGGTAGTAGCACGCGATCCGTTCACCTCGTCATACTCCTCAACTACTTGTTGATGGCTGTTCTCTTCGAGAATGGCTTCCTGTAACAGTTCGTTACAAGATAAGTACTGACGAAATAAAGCGGTCGCACCACAGGTTGAACTTATCGGCATCGTGAACTTTGCCTCCTGGGAAGTGTCTGCAAAAGACACCCCCTGAGTAACCCCACCGGAATTTCCGGCGGAAGCACAAAGTTCTCCGAAACTGATATCTCTCAAGGTCCAGTGCAATAAGCACCTCGCCCGAACGAGCATTAGCTCGCGAGAGTTGAGTAGATGAGCTGGAATGTCTCTCGGCACTTTAAAATGCCGATTGATTATTCCGATATGCTCGTTTGTCTGCAAGAAACTATCATACGTTTCCTGTTCGACTCCACTCATATCAGCAGTCGTAGCCACGTACTTTTTCAAGCACGCGTCAGACTGAGCTTTACGATAAAACCTATGGTACGAAGAATCTCCATTATACAACTTGTGAATGGAGGATAAATCGCGATTAAGTTTCTGACTAGTAGCTGAAGCTATTTCGTCAGGGTTAAAGAGCTTCCTCTTTTTGGTCCTTGGAGTTTTCGACATTTTGGATACTTCCTTCATCGTCGTTAACTTTCTCACCATCGGA